CCGGGCGCCCGGCACCTGGAGGACCTCACCGTCCTGCGGCCCGGCGGGCAGGACGACTACGGCGACCCGCTGCCGGAGACGTCGCTGCCGCTACCGGGCTGCGTGGTCGTGCCCCGCGCAGGCTCGCGGGAGCTGCTCGACCGCCGGGACACGGTCATCGCCGGGATCGAGGTCTACGCCCCGCTCGACGGCCCCACGCGGGTGCGCCCGACCGACGTCCTGCGCCGAGCCGACGGGACCCGCTGGCACGTCGAGGGCGAGCCGCAGGAGTGGCGCAGCCCGATCTCCGACCGCGGGGCCGTCCACATCAGCGCCGAGCGCGTGACCGGATAGGAGGGACATGGCGCAGCGCGCGAAGTACAAGCCGGACCGCAAGGGCATCGCACGGCTCCTGCGGAGCCCGCAGGTCCAGAAGGCCATCCGGCTCCGCGCCGAACAGGCCGCGGTCCTGGCCCGGATGCGGCTGCCGAAGGAGTCCGGTGAGCTGTCCGGCTCCGTGCGGGTCGAGCCGATCCAGGTCGTGATGCGCGGCGGGAAGCGGGACGGCTGGCAGGTCGTCGTGGACGCCCCTTACGCCGCACCGGTCGAGTTCGGCACCCGTGAGGGCCGCCGCGGAACCCACGTCATGGGGTCCGTCGCCGATGCCCTGCGGCCCAAGCGCCGGAGGGTCTGATGGGGGATCTCCTCGACGTCTTCCCGGACGCGGAGGTCGTGACCAAGGCGCTTCTCGCCGGTCAGATCACCGTCTCCGGCCACGCCGTCAAGGTCGTGACCGAAGCCCCGCCGGAGTTCACCCCGCCGCTGATCGAGGTGCAGCGCCTCCCCGGCGCGGGCGCCAACGACGGCTTCGCGGACTACCCGCACATGCAGGTCAGCGTCTTCGCCTCGACGCGCGCCGACGCCTGGGCGATCGCCCGCGCGGCGGAGCAGCTCCTCCTCGCAGCCGGGCGGACCGCCGTGGTCCTGCCCGACGGCACCGAGCAGCTCATCGACTCCGTGCAGTCGGTCAACAGCCCCGACCAGCGGCCGTATGAGGACCCGGAGAAGCGGCGCGTCGTCGCCTCCTTCCGGCTCACCCTGCGCCGCCCGTACCGGCGCCCCGCGACGCCCTGAGCGCCGCGCAGCACCGCCCTAGGCACCAACTCAGCCCGGGTGCCCGAAGCCATTCACGGCCCCTCCGGGGCCTCCGCTCCCCGAAGGAGGGATGAGGGTGACCAGCCCTACTCCGACGACCTACGACGCGATCAAGAACCTCCAGTCCTCGCTGATCCGCAAGGCCCTCGCGGGCTCCGTCTTCGTCGCGGACGTGAGCGCCGCGGCGCCCACCTCCCTGACCACCGGCGCCGCCTCCGGGCTGGCGCCGCTGCCGGAGGGCTACGAGGACCTCGGCTACATCACCAAGGACGACGGCCTCTCCTGGAGCCGCTCGACCGAGGTGTCCGAGGTGACCTCCTGGGGCAGCGTCGAGCCGACCCGGCGCGACATCAACTCCGACGTCACCAACCTCGCCTTCACCGCGCAGGAGACGAAGCGGGCGACCCTGGGCCTCTACTACAACCTCGACCTCTCGACGGTCACCCCGGACGCGACCACCGGTGAGGTCGCCTTCGCCCAGCCGACCCGCCCGGCCACGAAGTACATGCGCGTCTTCGCCCTCTTCGTGGACGGCGTCGGGGCGGACACGATCTACGTCGCGCGCTTCCTGCCGCGGGCGATGCTCTCCGAGGTCGACGACCAGGCGTGGACCGACGGGGATGACCCGGTGGGCTACCCGTGCACCCTCGCCGCCACCCCGGATGAGGACCTGGGCTACTCGGTCCGGCACTTCTTCGGCGGCCCCGGCTGGAAGAGCCGCCTGGAGGACATGGGCTTCGCCGCCGCCTGAGACGTCGAGGCGGTCGGGGTTCCTCCCGGGCTGGGTTGACCGGCCGCCTCGACACCCACCCCAACCCGGCCCGCCCCGATCGAGGAGCACCTCATGCCGAAGGCCCCGAAGGAGGCCGCCGTCCTGATCTCCCCCTCCGGCGCCGAGTACGTCCCCGGCACCGCGCAGGAGGCCAACGACCTGATCTACGCCCACGGTTACAAGCCGAAGGCGGACGTCTCCCCGGACGCCGCGGTCACGGCCGCCGGGTCCTCGCCCGTCGAGGCCGCAGGCGCGAAGACCGCCCCGAAGAAGGGCGGCGGCGACTCCGGCCGCACCACCGCCGGCACCGCCGAGAAGTGATCGACCGGTCGGGCCCGCTCCCTCACCCGGCGGCGGGCTCGACCTCCCCAACCCAGCCCGAACGGAAAGGAGGCCGCGTCATGGCGAAGCGGCTCAAGCGATGGAACGCCTACGTGGCGGAGGCTCAGCGCGACCCCCTGGAGATCGAGCTCGACGCGGAGACCGTCCTGACGGTCAACCTGCCGAGCAGTGGGGCCATCCGGCGCCTCAACCGCGCGCAGCGCGACGGTGATGAGGAGGCGAGCCTCGTCGCGCTCTTCGGTGAGAAGGGCGCGGAGAAGCTCTGGGCGCACGCCGAGGGCGCACCGCCCGGCGCCCTCCAGGAGCTGATCCGTGACGTCGTGCGGGAGTTCGGGCTGACCGGTGAGGACCCGGGGGAAGCCCGCTCCGCGTCGTAGAGCTCCTCGACCGCTACGGCGCGGAGATCGAGGCGGACTTCTTCGACAGGGGGCACAACCTCCTGGACTGGATCCGAGGGGACTACCCGCTCACGCAGGTCGCCCGCCTCGCCGACCGCCTCCCGTCCCATTCCCGCTACAAGGCGGCCGTCTGGGACGACGACGAGATGGCCCCGGAGCTGGCGAAGCTCCCGCAGCCGAAGACGCTCACGCTGCACGACTGGACGCCTGAGCGCGGGCAGAACGCGAAGATCATCGAGTACCTCGCGGCGATCCAGTCCCGCCTCATCGCGCAGGGCGCCAAGAACGGCAGGGGGCCGAAGGTCCGCCCGGAGCCGCGTCCGGAGACCGCCGTGGACCGGTACGAGCGCGAGGCGCTCAAGGCGCAGCACCGCGACCTCACCGCGCAGCTCATCCCGCACAAGCGATAGGAGGAGGGACTCCGTTGGCGGACTACACCTCCGGGCGTGTCACCGTGCCCGTCATCCCGACCGTCAGCGGAATCCAGAGCACCATCGGGAAGGAGTTCGAGCGGGTCAAGCCGACGGTCACCGCGTCGGTCAAGGTCGACACGAAGGGCCTCTCCGAGGTCGGGAAGGCGAAGCTCGACGCCGACGATAAGGCGCTCAACGCGAAGCTCGCCGCCGCCCGCGCGGGCCTGGAGAAGCTCCAGGCGCAGAAGGCGTCCCCGGAGATCGACGCCAAGATCACCGCCGCGCAGGCGAAGCTCGACCAACTCCGCGCGGGCCTGCGTGACCTGGAGGCGAAGCCGTCCTCCCCGAAGGTAGACGCGGACATCGCCGCGGCTCGGGCGAAGATCGCCCAGGTCGAGGGGCAGATCCAGCGTCTCAACGCCGAGAAGGCGTCCCCGAAGCTCGACGCGGACATCTCTGCGGGTGAGGCGAAGGTCAAGGCGCTCGAAGCGGAGGTGAAGAGCTTCGCGGAGCGCCGGGCCGTCGCCGAGGTCTCCGTGCAGGACGACGGGCAGAGCGAGTCCCGCATCGGCGGGCTCTTCGACCGAGTCAAGGGGAAGGCGGCCACGCTCGGCCCCGCCTTCGCCGCCGCCGGTCTGGCGGCCGGGGCCGCCCTCGTCGGCGCGATCTCCATGACGATGGACATCTCCGACGCGCGGGCGAAGCTGACCGCGCAGCTCGGGCTCACGCCCGCGGAGAGCGAGCGCTACGGCCGCCTGGCCGGGCAGGTCTACTCCAACGCCTACGGCGACTCCCTGGACCAGGTCAACGACGCCCTCGCTTCGATCACCCGGAACATCGGCAACACCGCCGCCATGTCCGACGCCGACCTCCAGGGCGTCACCGGGACCGTGCTCAACCTCGCGAGCACCTTCGGCGTAGACCTCAACGAGGCCACCCGCGCGGTCGGAACGATGATGAAGACCGGCATGGCGCCGGACGCGAAGAGCGCCCTGGACATCATCACGGTGGGCCTGCAAGGCGGAGTCAACGTCGCCGACGACCTCTTCGACACCTTCTCCGAGTACAGCACTCAGTTCCGGAAGCTGGGCCTCGACGGCACCACGGCCACAGGGCTCCTCTCCCAGGGCCTCAAGGCCGGCGCCCGCGATGCGGACACGGTGGCGGACGCGCTCAAGGAATTCAGCATCCGGGCCATCGACGGCTCGAAGAGCACCGCGGCGGGCTTCACCGCCGTCGGACTCAAGGCCGACGACATGGCGTCGAAGATCGCCGCCGGAGGTCCTGCCGCGCAGGAGGCCCTCGGGCTCACCCTCGACCGGCTCAGGGCCATTGAGGACCCCGTGGCGCGAGACGCCGCGGCGGTGCAGCTCTTCGGCACGAAGGCGGAGGACCTGGGCGCGGCGCTCTACGCCCTCGACCCCACCACGGCGGCGCAGGGGCTCGGGGAGGTGACCGGCGCCGGGGACAAGATGAACGAGACCCTCGGCGACACGGCGTCCTCCCGGATCGAGACCTTCAAGCGGTCGCTACAGACCGGGATCGTCGATTTCATCGGCGGCGTCGTCCTGCCTCCGCTGATGGCGCTCGGCGATATCGGCGCGTCCCTCTTCGGACCCGCGTGGGATGGCGTGCGGAGCTTCCTCGGTTTCCTCGCCGGAACGGGCGGCGTCATTGCCGGAGTCATTCTCGCAATCGCAGCGGCGGTGAAGCTGTGGGCGTTTGCAACGACGACACTCAACTTCGCCTTCCTTTCCTCCCCGATCACCTGGATCGTGGTGGGAATCGTTGCGGTCGTCGGCGCAGTGATCTACGCCTATACGCACTTCGAGTGGTTCCGCAATCTGGTGCAGACCGTTTGGTCCGCTATTCAGACGGCCTTTTCCGCGGCCTGGTCAGTGATCCAGTCGGTCTTTTCCGGGCTCTGGTCCGCGCTCCAGGCCGTGGGCTCCTTCTTCGTCACCGTCTGGGGCGGAATCGTTACCGCGGTGCGCTGGCTGGGAGACGCCTTCTCCTGGCTCTGGTCGACGATTCTCTCGCCAGTATTCTCAGCGATCGGCCTCGCCGCCCGGGTCCTGGCCGCGATCGTCTTCACGGTCCTCGTGACGCCGATCATCCTCGGCGTGCAGCTCCTCGCCGCGATCTTCACGTGGTGGTGGCAGAACGTCACATGGCCTGTCTTCCAGGCGATCGGCGCCGGAGCGATGTGGCTGTGGCAGAACGCGCTCCTCCCGGCCTGGAACGGGATCCAGGTCGCGATCACCGCCCTCGGCGCCTTCTTCACGTGGCTGTGGGTGAACGCGGTGCAGCCCGCGCTCTCCGCTATCGGCGCTTTCTCGATGTGGCTCTGGACTTCCGCGATCCTGCCCGCCTGGAATCTGATCCAGGCCGGGATCGCATTCCTCGGGTCCGTGTTCACATGGCTCTACGCGAATGTAGTCCAGCCCGTTTTCTCGGCAATCGGGGCCGCCATCTCGTGGTGGTACTCGAATATCGTCACGCCGGTCTTCTCCGCGGTGCAGGCGGCGCTCGGCTTCCTGGGCTCCATCTTCTCCTGGCTCTGGACGAATGCGGTGCAGCCCGCCTTTTCCGGAATCGGCTCGGTGATCTCCTCGATTTGGAACGGAGTAATCCGTCCCGCTTTCGACGGAGTGATGGCCGGAGTGCGCGCCGTCGGTGACGCCTTCGGTTGGGCGGTCGACAAGATCGGGCAGGTCTGGGGGCGCATCCAGGACATCGTCCGACCGCCCGTCGAGTTCGTCGTGAACGCGGTCTACAACAACGGAATCCGACCGGCGTGGAACTTCATCGCCGGGATCTTCGACCTCGGCGAGCTGCCGGAGCTGCGCTTCGCGACCGGCGGTCTGGTCCCCGGCTACGCCCCGGGGCAGGACACGGTCCACGCGCTGCTCTCCCCGGGCGAGGGCGTCCTCACGCCGCAGGCCGTGAAGATGATCGGCCCGGAGACCGTGCTCGCCCTCAACGCCGCAGCCCGCGGCAGCGCGTCCCCGGTCCGGCGGAAGAAGGAGGGCAAGGCCGGGGACCTCGGCTACCCGCTGACCGCTCCGCGCTTCGCCGAGGGCGGGATCGTCGGCTGGCTCTGGGACGCGGTGGGCTCCGTCGGCCGCTTCGTCGGCGGCGTCGCGGACTTCCTCGCCGACCCCGTGGCCGCCGTGCGCAACGTCTTCGCGGACATCGCGACCGGCGGGCTCCTCGGCGTCGGGCAGCTCTCGGAGGCGCTCCTGCGCTTCCCGGGGAAGGTGGTCGACTCCGCGATCGAGTTCCTCAAGGCCCTGATTGAGCGGGAGGGCGCGGCAGGCGCGGAGGGCGCCGGGCGGGCGCTCGCCTTCGCCCACTCCCAGGTCGGGAAGCCCTACGTGTGGGCGGCGGCCGGGCCGGGCGGCTATGACTGCTCCGGGTTCATGTCCGCGATCACCAACGTGATCCGCGGCTCTAACCCCTTCCAGCGTCTCGGTGCGACCGGCTCCATGCCGTGGTCGGGCTTCACGCCCGGGGACAACTCCGTCTTCGTCATCGGCTCCTCTCCCAACACCGGCGACGGGATCGGCCACATGGCCGGGACGCTGCTCGGGCAGAACGTCGAGAGCGCGGGCGGCGTCGGCGTGCGCGTGGGCGGCTCCGCGCTGGGCGCGCACTCCTCCCTCTTCCCGGCTCAGTACGCCTTCCGGCACGACCAGGGCGGGCTCATCGAGCCGGGCCTGAGCCTGATCTACAACGGCACCGGGAAGCCGGAGGCGGTCTTCACGGACTCCCGTTTCCGGGAGGCCCTCGACGTCGCAGGCGGCAGCTCCGGCGGCGTCTTCGAGGGAGACCTCTACCTCGACTCCGGGGAGTTCCTCGGCGCCGTGCGCGGCGTCGTGCGCTCCGAGTCCGAGGACCTCGGCGGCTCGCTCGCCCGGGGCCGCCGGGGCTGAGCCCCGACCCGGTCTCTCTCCTCCTCCCCTTCTGACCCGACCCTCGGAGGTCTCTGCACCGATGGCGAACTACGACCAGCGCTCCCCGCTCGACTTCCGCTTCGGGCAGCTCTCCGGCGGCGTGACGTCTCTGGATACGACGCTCACCTCCGCCTCCTTCTCGACCCTGCCCTCGGACCTGAGCGTCACGAAGTACATGCCGCTGACCCTCGCCGATGACTCCACGGGCATCTTCGAGACGGTCTGGATCACCGGGCACGCCGCGGGCTCCTCCGCGGTCACCGTGATCCGCGGACGGGAGGGCACGACCGCCCGCGCCTGGGCGCAGGGTGCCGCGTGGCGGTGCGCACCGACCGTGCGCGACGGCCTGGCCGTGGTCGCCAGCCGCGCCGCCCTGCCCACCGACGCCCACATCGGTATGCGCGCGGAGCTGGCGGATGAGGCGGCCAGCGTCACCCGCACCGCCGACGGATGGGCCGTGCCCGCCGGTGGTACCGGGACCGGCCGCCGCCACTGCTGGATGCAGAGCAGCGGCACGATCGTCGCGGGGACGAACCCGTACGTCACCGGCATGGACGTGGTGTCGGGCGTCACGAACGGCGCGCTGGCCACCTACTCGGGGCAGCTCCGGCTCCTGCGCACCGGTCTGTGGACCATCCGGTTCGGCATGTCGCTCGACTTCGGCGCGGCCAGCATCCGCACGAGCACCCTCCTGGAGTGGACCGGCGGCGCGTTCCGACCGCGCGACTGGATCGAACAGACCGGGTGGGCGGGCGCGGGCTTCCCCGGCTGCGGGTTCGTCGTGAGCTGGGTCAACTGGACCGGAT